CTTAAAGATGAAGTTGCTATGTATCACCTGGCCGGTGCGCGTGGTTCTTTTGCACCGGACGATATTATTATCCCACTTGAAGATCATGAAGAATTTAAAGAAATCATGGTTAATGACGTTACGGCTCCAACGTATGACCGTCACCAGTTTGGCGGTGATGCGACAAGCTTTGAAGCGATTGATGCTGCGGATATTATGACGCTTGAAAAGCTTGATGACTTAGCGCTTATTTTGGAAGAACAAGCTAACCCAATGAAGAACATTAGCTTTGAAGCTGACCAAATGGCTAACGAGTCGCCGTTCTTCTTGTTATTCGTAACACCGCGCCAATGGCGTGACCTTTGGGCTTCTGCGACTGATAAAAAGTTACAAGAGCTACAATCACGCGCTATTAAACGCGGCCAAGGTTTCAATCACCCTGTATTCAAAGGTGATGTGATCATGTGGCGCAACATTCTTGTTCGTCAATATCGTAAGCCTGTACGCTTCTTTGCAGGTGATCAAGTGACTGTATCGAACAACGATAAGTTAGCGACAACTAAAATTGTTGAAGCTGGTACAACTATCGATCGTGCAATCCTTCTTGGTGGTCAAGCGCTTGCGAATGCTTACGGTAAGTCTGATTCAGGCTCGCACTTCTCTATGACTACAGAGAAAACCGACCACGGCAACGCGAACGAAACAGCTATCGTATGGATGAATGGTTGTAAGAAAGTACGCTTCTCTGACAAAACAGGTCGCGTGAACGATTACGGCACGATGGTAATTGATACGGCTGTATCTCTACAGTAAGCCTTTATGCCGGAGCAATCCGGCTTTCACTTAAATTTTTAGTAATTGGATAAAATTATGAAAGAAACATTTTATAAAGGTGCCGCTGGCAACCTATCGCTACACGTAGTAACGATTTCACTTACTGCTTTAGCAGTTGATGCTACAGCTATCGCCTCAGAAAACTTGCCTATTGGTACTCAAGTCACTGGCGTTCGTATTATTAACGAAGCGCTAGGCACTGGCACTGAGCTAACAGTTCAGGTTGTTGATCATTCAGGTGGTGAAAAGGACTTAACCGCTTTTGATACTGAAAGTGCTGGCAATGCAGGCGCATTTGTTAAGCCTGTATATATTGGCGATGAAGGTCCGAGCGATTTAGTTGTTAAAAATACGGGATCAGCTGCGGCAACCGGCGAAGCTGTACTTCAATTAGAGTACCGCTACAAAGGTTACTAAGCCTTTTAGATACACGTTTAAATCAAGCCTCGCTAATTGCGGGGCTTTTTTATTGGGGAATATCCATGAACAATACAACAAATATCGTTTATATCGGTAAGAAGCCTTTTAAAAAAGACACCGTATGTAATACCCGTACTATTTTCAAGCAAGGCGAGCCAACGGCCGTACCTTCTGAGCTTGTTCAGCGTTTTTTAGACTTTAACGAAGTTTGGGTTGCTGAAAAAGAAGCTAAAGCTTATATCGAGCGCCAAAAGTTCTTAGCAGAACAGGCCGAAAAAGAACGCATTGCACGCGAAGAAGCTGAAAAGCAAGAAGCGCTTGATGCAAGCATGTTAATCATCGTTGATGGCGAAGAAATCGACTTAGGCAAGTACAGCTCAAATCAACTTAGTACATTCGTTGAAGCGCACGACTTAACTATTGAAGGTGCTAAAAAGCCAGTGCCAGCATACTGCAAAAAAGTACGTGATGCGTTCCGCGCTTCTGTTTCTGACGAAGATACAGGCCAGGGCGAATAATCATGGCGCAATTATCTAGCTTGATCCCGTTAGTTCGCGAACGCTGCGGGGGCGTTCTTGACCAAATGGCGAAAGACCAGCTAGGTCGCGCCTATCAAAAGTTTTGTTATGAGTCTCGTTTTTTAGCTCGCACTCAAGAAATTGAGAAAGGGCAAAGCGGGGAACTTAACATTGATGATAATCACGTATTTGTGAGTGTTGATTTTATTTTAGATGATAATGGTAGCGAGCTAAAAAGCTCAGATGACTACTTGGTATCGTCAAATGGCGCAGTAACCGTGATCAACACGACACCTAAAGTACGTGTGTTTTACCATATCGCCCCGCAATTCATGCTACCTAATGACTTTGATGCTGATAATACCATCGTTAACCGGTGGGCAGATGCTATTGCAGATGGTGCCGCGTCAACGTTGTTGATGATGCCTAATACTGCATGGACTGATCTGGCAAAGTCTGATTATTTCAAGCGCCGTTTTACCGATGGCTACCGCGATGCTTTTCAAGTTGCTATCGAGGCACTAGACGAGCAAAGACCTACACAACAAAGAGTGTTTTACTAATGGCTATTGTTTCCTCAAATGAAATTTTAATGCGGGTTAATAAGCTCCTTAACGATCCTAACTTTACACGTTGGACCAAAGAAGAATTGCTTAATTATCTAAATGACGCGCAGCGTGCAATTGTATTGCGCCGTCCTGACTCTTTCACTGTAGACACCGATGATTTTGCGTGTGTAGAAGGTACTAAGCAGTTTTTGCCGGTTGACGCATTAAAACTTATTGATGTGACTCGCAATGAGTCGGGGCGTGCGATACGCGGGCCATACAATCGCCAAGTTTTAGATGATAACTACGACACATGGTATGCGGGTAAAGAAGCAAGCGAAGTTGAGTTGTATATCTATGACGAGCGCAACCCCAAAACGTTTTATGTTTACCCAGGCGTTATAGCAGACGTAAAGCTAACGCTTGTTTATTCAAAAGCGCCGCCGGCTATTAGCTTGGCAGATAATGAAGCGGGCGAAGTCATTGCATTAGATGATATTTACGTTAACGCGATCATTGAATGGATTTTATATCGCTCATACATGAAAGATGCTGAATATGCGGCCAATCCGAATAAGAGCCAAATGCACATGAACGCATTTAAAAGTCAGCTAGGCGAGAAAAGCCAAGCAGACGTTGCAATGATGGCGCAAGAGAAGGGGCAGTAACATGGCAGCAAGCGCAGGCGCGTGGTATCGCGTAGGAACAGTAAGTGTAACCAATGGTAGCGCAGCTATTGTAGGTGTTGGCAGTAATTGGCAAAACGATGTAATTGCAATCGCTATTGGTGATGCGTTCACCATCGACGCAAAGACCTGGTATGAGGTTATATCTGTAAATGACGATACGAGCATTACACTAGATCGTGGCTTTGAAGGCGCAACAGCAAGCGATGTTGAATATGCAATCCTAAGAAATACTTCGGGAACCATACTTACACGTATTGCAGGTCAAATAGCCGTACAGTTTAACCAAAAGCAATTGTTTTTAGATGAATTGCGCAACTGGCTAACCTCAGAAGATGAAACAGCAACGCTTACTGATAGTCATGGAATTGCTCACGTTGTTAAAACGGTTAATAAAATTCAAGAGTTAACCGGAACGGCAGCGGATAAGGATATTGTGACAAGTACCACAGATACAACAGCGGGTAGGTTGCTTACTGTTGGTTATGGTGGCTGGGGTTCAGAAAATGCAGGGCCAAGCGTAGGCGTTGATTTTGGTGATGTTAGGCTTCCTATGATGGTAATTCCTGTTGAAATTTCAGAATCCACAGGGGATTTGCCAGAAAGCAGCGGCTTTGGCACCCTACTTCCAATTCCGGGGGTTCAAAATAGCACATCACACCAATGGTACTTTTCTAGATCTTCTTCAGAGTTGAATAAGATACTGTTTAGAACAAAAAGATCAACCGCAACCCCTTATGAAGATTGGGTTGAAATGTACCACAGCGGAAACTCAGTTAACCCATTGGACTATGGATTAGGTTCCGCAGGTGCTTTGTCACTTAGTGACTCGAATATTAATGATGCACCTGTAGTCAACACCTTTTTAGGTTGGTCATCGGGATCTAATCCAGCTGCGAATGCGCCTTTATCGTCTGGCATGAGTGGGGTTAGAGTATCTTCGGGGGTAACTAGACATTCAGATTTATTAATAAGCACTCAAGGGGTAAATTCAACAAACCCAGCAAGGGCATTTATAAAATCTTGGGATGGAATTAGTACATACGGATGGCAGGAGCTATACACCAGCGGCAATTCCGTAAACCCATTAAATTATGGCATTGGTGGGGACGTTCCCTTTCTTGCAGATTTAGATGATACCACAGTTAAATCAGGAAGGTATCGGATAGATTCCAAGACCTTAAATTCAGTCATCAATGGCGCACTGGTGACAGGATTTGTGGAGGTTATGACACGGGCAACAGGTGCTAGAATTAGCTATAAAGTAGTGTCTGAGGGAGGTGATGGGAGAATTTTTAGTAGGGTTTACAATTCAGGCTTGGCAGGGACAGGTTTTTCGCCTTGGTTTCAAACTTACCACAGCGGCAACACTAATTTTAATGAGTTTACGTTCAATCAAAATGATGTTAAATCAGCATATGTAAGGGTTACAGGTCAGCTTTTTGTTGATTTGCCAATAAACTCCTTCTCCGCACCAACAGGGATAACGGTCACAGGTACATTTAGCGTTATAAATATAACTACTGGTGCAACAGTATCTAGCGGGCTAACCCCTGTAATTAACTCTGTTTCATCAAATAAGAATTTAGTTGTTTATTTCATTGGTACGTTTGACAGGGCAGCGAACTACATTGTATATGCCGATAATGGTGGTGCTACTATCGAGGTGAACTTCTAATGCTAACATTCATAAATGACAACGACTTTTTGCTAGTCGATAAATATAAGCAAAACGATGATGGCTCAGTGAGCTGGAGTTATAAAGATGGCGATATATCGCGTAGCGGCTTTTTTCGTGAAGGCATGAATCGAACAATTCAAGTACCCGATGGCACAGAGCAAGTAAAGGTAGGTACTAAGCAAGTGCAGGTTGGTACTGAAAGCGTAAAGGTTGGTGAAACGCCTGTACTTGATGAAGAAGGAAATCAAGTGTTAGGCAAGGGTGGCGAACCTCTATTTGAAGATGTTATTGAGGACCGCCCTGTTTTTGAAGATCAAGACGTTTTTGAAGAACAGCAAAAGTACAAAGATGAAATAGTCGATATATGGGCCAAGCTCAAAGAGCAGGTAGAGCAAGGCGCTATAACGATAGACGCGGATCATTTGCTTTTAGAGCAAAAACAGAGCGCTAAAGATAGCATTAACGCCACTCGCGATGCGTTGAATGACGAAGATATTGAGTACAACGGTTACACATTCCAAGCGGGTGCGCAATCGCGTGAGGATATTATGGGCGCAGTAGTTACAGGTAGCGATACTATTTGGCTTACTCGCGACAACCAAGAAATTGAAATGACCGCAGAAGATATGCGCGGCCTTGGTCTAGCTATCGCGAACCGTAAAAAGTTTTTAGTCTATAAAGCACGCCACTTTAAAGATGCGCTTGACGAGTTAAACGATGAAACCGAAATAAAGAATTTTATCGATAGCTTAGATTGGAGTGCTTAACATGCGAGTGATTTTTTGCACAAACAACATGCCGTTTAGCTTGCTGATAAAGTTGGTTACATGGTCACAGTGGCATCATTGCGGTGTCATTGTGAAAGAACAGGGCATTGACTACGTTATACATGCAAAAGCATTTAAGGGCGTTATTAAGGAGCCGCTTAAAAAATTCAAGCTCGACTACCCTGATCACGAAATACGCGTGATGAATGGAAACTCTATAGATGCGAATGAGCTTTTAGGTCAAAAATATGATTTTGGCGGTGCTATTGGCCATTACTTTAGTGCTTGGAATGATCCGCATAAGTGGTTTTGCTCTGAGCTGGTAGCGTATTGTCTTGATTACGTAAACCTAGACTTTGTAGGGCGCTTTACACCTCAGCGCTGTTACGCCATGAGCCTACCCATAGAATAAGTTTTAAACCTTCCTCAAAAAACACTTACAAAATAAGCGAATCCTATGCCTGCAATATCCGTAAAAACTTTTGCCGGTGAACGGCCTAAAATCGATCCGCGATTACTTCCCAATGAATCAGCATCTAAAGCTTATGGTTGTCATTTTGATAATGGCAACCTATCGCCTTTAAGACTTCCTGAGTTGACAGACGTATCGGTGATCTCGAACGCAAAAACAATTTACCATTACTTAGACCAGTATTGGTTTTCATGGAATAAAGCAGTTAATGCCGTAGCGAGCCCAATTGCAAACGACCCTTGGCAACGCGTTTACTTTACGGGTGATGGCTACCCAAAAGTAACTAACAACGCTATTTTTAGCGGTTCTAATATGCCGGCTAGTGCTTATCGCCTTGGCGTTCAATCGCCAGAAGTACCGATAATCGCCATTGTTACCGATGCGGCTACCGATGAAATAGATCCTAACGATGATGAAACACGCTACTACACGCACACGTTTGTCACTGAGCAGGGTGAAGAAGGACCGCCGGGCGAAGCGTCACAACGTCTTGATATTAGATACCCGGATGAAGAAGGCACATACGTAACGCTTGCTTTATCGCCGCCAAATGTAAATGCGTCAAACATTACACATCGCAGAATATACAGAACGGCAACCGGCGGAGGCATAGCAGATTATTTATTTGTGGCAGAGATACCAATATCACAAAACCAATTTGTTGATGATATTCCAACAGACGAGCTAGGATCATCGCTTGATACTTACGACTATGAAATGCCGAACGAAAACATGAAAGGCTTAACGTCGATGGCAAACGGTATTTTGGCCGGCTTTTTTGATAGCACTGTTTGCTTTAGTGAGTCATACCTTCCTTACGCTTGGCCTAGCGCTTATCAGTTAACGACTGAACACGAAATAGTAACCGTTGCAGCACTAGGCAATACGCTAGCAGTTTTAACAAAAGGCTACCCGTATTTATTTAGTGGCATAAGCCCTGACTCAATGGCCGGACAAAAGCTAGAGTCTAATCAATCATGCACAAGCGCACGCTCAGCGGTAATCGCAAACGGCACGCTCATATATGCAAGCCCTGACGGTTTGATAGGTTTAACCAGTGGCGGGTTAACCATGCTAACTAACCAGATAATAACGCGTGAGCAGTGGCAAGAATACGAACCAGAAACAATAGAGGCGTACCACCAAGAGGGCCGCTATTTAGCTTTTTATGGAGCCAACTTAGACAAGGCGTTTATTTTTGATCCGAATACCGGTGATTTTAGACACTTTACGGCCAAAGCTGATTGCGGATTTAACAGCCTTGTTGATGACACTCTGTATATTTGCCAAGGCGCGGACTTGAGCAAATGGGGTGAGTCTAACGAGCTTACAAGCTATGAATGGAAGTCTAAGGATTTTTCAGCGAGCGACCTAAGCTTTGCATGTGCAATGGTAAAAGGAGTCGATACAGAGCTTTCAGGGGTTCGCATTTACGCCGATGAGGTAGAGATATTGCATTTAGCGCCAGGGCAAATACCCAGCATGGCATTTAGATTGCCACCTAATCGCGGTGATAAGTGGTCATTTGAGGTTTATGGCAAAGGCACAATACACAGCGTTTCTATTGCAACAACCATGAGAGAGGTTGCGGCTTAATGGCAAAATTAAAAAAAGGCACGTTCCCTGGCATAGTAAGAAAAGGCCGGCAAGATCCCACTAGTAGCGCTATTACTGAAAATATAGAGCTGCTAACAGGCCAGCGAGGTAATAACAGAGCTTTATTAATGAGCGACCTTGTTGATCTTGATGATATGAAGCGTCAGGCACTTATTAATAATGCGAGTGGCGGCACCAATGATGGCGGACTGCCAATTACAACAGGTGGCGTGGAAAGACCGCACGCGCCTGTCAACCTATCGGCCATAGGTGGCTTTGCATTTATAGCCGTTAGCTGGGATCACCCCACCTATAGAGGCCATGCTTACGCTGAAATATGGCGCAGCGAAACAGACTCATTTAACAGTGCCACGTTAATAGCGACAGAAGTTGCGGACGTATTTAGCGATACTGTAAATATGGGAGCTGAATATTACTATTGGGTTCGCTTTGTAAATATTGCCGATGTAAAAGGACCAACGCAGGGCGCAAGCGGTGTGCACGCTAAAACACAGAAGTCGGCAGAGCTTATACTTGGTGAAATTGGCGGGCTTATAGAGAAATCGCATTTGAGTGATTTTCTATCAACGGCAGTCGATAAAATACCGGGGCTGGAATACTTAATTGAAGATGTTGCTTTTAATGAAATACCAGCATTAAAAGTCGACATAGATAACTTTGATTTAGATATAGTCGCGTTGCGCGCCGATGTTGACCAGCATTTAATTGATATTCCCAGCATACAAGAGCGCATAGAAAGCCTAGATACTATTACGGAGCAGGCAAAGCAAGATGCTGAGGATGCGATAGACAGAGTAGAGGCACTAGACTTTGATACGGACTCATTAGCTAGACAGTTAATCGAAAGCGCACTTATAGGCGATCTTAATTGGGAAGCTAACGCAGTTAAGCTCTATGAGTTTGAATCTAAGCTTGGTAATGTTAATGCTCGCATAGAAGCCGAGTTTTTAACAAAGACAGAAGCAAATGAAGCCATAGCCGCTGCAGCAGAAACCATACAGGTAATGATAGAGGAAAATGGAACCGCGTTAAGTGGCGACATTGCAAATACCTATTACACGAAAGCAACAGCCGATGAAGTCATTGCAGCCGCAACCTCAACACTTAAATCGGCCATTGAAAATCCCGAAGGCGACAGCGTAGGCGCTACGCTATTTAACGATTACTACACATCAACTGCTACAGACAATGCAATATCAGCTTATGGCCTACAGTTAAAAAGCGAGATAGAAGATCCAGACGGGGAAAGCTTAGGCGCACTCATAAAGCAAGACTATAGCACCACGGTAGAAACTAATTCAGCAATTAGCCAAGCAACAACACAGCTTAAATCTACGATAGACGAAGAAGTAAGCGCGACACTCACGCAAGATTACTACACCAAAGTAGAGGCCAATAACGCAATAACATCATCGGCTCAATTGCTAAAGTCAGAAATTGAAGATCCTATGGGTAACAGCATAGGCGCTACGCTATTTCACGAATACAGCACAAAGGCCAGCGTAGAAGAAGCAGTATCAAGAGCTATATTTCAGCTAAGCAGTGAAGTTGAGCTTGCAAACGAGCCGTTAGCACAAGCTGTTATTGAAAACGCGCTAGCTAATGATCAGCAGGCAGACCAACAAAGAATTGTTACCGCCAGCATACTAAGGACCCAAGAGGCTACAACCAGCCAAACAGAGGCGCTAGCGCAATCAATCACGGTTATTGAAACAAACTTTCTCGAAAGCGAATCAAAATTAACGCAGTTAAGCGCGGCATTCTCTGACGCGACCAGTTCAACAGCAAGTGACATTTTACAATTAAATACAGAGGTAGATGAAAACAAGACATTTCTTGAGGTTAATTATCTAACGAAAGTCGACACAGAAAGCGCCATAAGCCAAGCAACAAGCACGCTGCAAAGCGCAATAGAAGGAGCTACCTCTGATATTTACGAAAACTTTTTAACCTCTGCAGAGACAGATCAAGCGATAAGCCAAGCCACAACAATACTAAAAAGCGAAATTGAAGATCCGCAGGGGAATAGTATTGGGGCAACTTTATTTAACGAGTATGAAACTAAAGCCGATGCGGAGCAGTCAAGCGCAACAACAAACCAGCAATTAAGGGCAGAGTATGAAACAAGCGCTATAGCCGTAATTGAAAACGCTTTAGCTAACGACTTGGAGCAAGAAAGAAGGACCATATCAGAAGCAGATATAATACAAAGGCAAAATGTTTTTGCTAATGAACAAAGCGCTTTTGCTGAGTCATTAACTGTTTTGAATGCCGCGCTTGGCGAAAATAACTCAACACTTTATGAGTTACAAACAGTATTTGCTAGCAATACCGAGACAACCGCAGAGCTAATAGAAAAGCTAGATAGTGATATTGCAGGCGTTTCAGCCGATCTTTTGAATAACTACTTAACTAGCGCAAAGGTAGGCGAGGCAATAGCTAGTGCTGATACTGCGCTACGTGCAACTATTGAAGATCCCGAAGGTGATAGCATTGGCGCTGATCTGCAGATTAACTATTACACAAAAACGGATACAGAAAGCGCAATAAGTTCGGCAACGAACGTACTCAGGTCACTTATCGAAGATCCCGAAGGTGATAGTATTGGCGCGCTTCTTATTAGCAACTACACAACAAAAACGGAAGCAAATCAGGCAATAGCAACCGCGTCTGAAACGCTATTATCCGAAGTAAACAACGTAAGATCTTCACTACAAATAGTAAGCGAAACTGTCGCAACAAACCAAGGTGAGTACAGCGCATTATGGGGTGTCAAGTCTACTGTCAATGGACTAACAACAAGTCTTGGTCTTGTGAATGATGGTGTTGAACCTATATTCGCAGTTAAAGGCGCTAAGCTTGCTGTTATAACAGATCAAGACCCTACTAACTTAACACCTGTTTTTGCGGTGTCAGATGGTAAGACAGTTATTAATACTGCAATTATTGACGAGGCATTTATAAAAAGCCTTGTTACTGATGATCTGCTTGCAAATCGCTTGCTTGTTGGTTCAACACTAACAACACCGTCTATTAATTACAATCCAGTTAGCGGGGCGCGAAGCAGTA